TAACCTGGATAAAGTTTCTCATAAAATCATTGAACTTCGTTTCGAAGGTAGTGATGTTTATGGAAAAGCATCAATCCTTAATACACCTATGGGCAATATCGTAACCGGTTTGCTTGAAGGTGGTGTTAAGCTTGGTGTATCAAGTCGTGGTATGGGTACTCTTGTACAGAAGAATGGCACCATGTATGTGAAAGATGACTTTATGTTGTCTACTATAGATATTGTTCAAGACCCTTCAGCTCCCGCTGCTTTTGTAAACGGGATCATGGAAGGTGTTGATTGGATATGGGATAATGGTGTCCTGAAGTCGCAAGAAATTGAACTTATTGAGACTGAAATAAAAAATGCATCTATCAAGCAATTGCCTGAAATAGAGATTCGAGCATTTAAAAATTTCCTCTCGAAACTTGTAAACTCTTAAGGAGAAAAAAAACTATGTCGTTAAACGATAAAAAAACCGTTGAAGACATGTCACAACACGATGCTGAGCTTCAGTTAGACGAAGAGCTCGTTGATCAAGAGCAAGTAATCGACGAGGTTGAACTCGAAGAAGCTAAAGCCGTTAAGTCTGAAAGTGATGACGAATATATGGATGATTCTGAAGAATCTGATTCCGATGAGGAAGATGATGAGGAAGAAGAAGATATGTTTGAAATGCCAAAGACTAAAGCTGCTATTATGGCATCTGTTAATGACATGATGAAAAAGGCTGGAAAAGAAGAAGCTAAAGAACTTTACGCATCCATGATGCAAAGTAAAGGTAAAAAGGTTCAGGAATCAAGTGAAGTCGTAGAAGGTAGTGATGTTTCACACATCGATTACCAAGAAGACCTCGATGTTCTTGTTGCTGAAGAAGCTACTCTTTCTGAAGGTTTCCGCACAAAGGCTGGTGTAATTTTTGAAGCTGCTCTTAAATCTAAGATCAGTGAAGAAGTTAACCGTCTGGAAGCTGAATATGCCCAAAATCTTGAAGAAGAGGTTTCAGATCTTAAAGCTGAACTCGTAGAAAAAGTAGATTCTTACTTGAACTATGTTGTTGAGTCTTGGATGAAGGATAATGAGTTGGCAGTAGTTAGCGGTCTTCGTACCGAAATTGCTGAAGACTTTATGACTTCACTGCAATCTGTATTCAAGGAACATTATATTGAAGTACCAGAAGGTAAAGTTGATATGGTCGATGAATTGGCCGATCAAGTTTCTGAACTGGAAGAGTCACTCAATAAGTCAACTGAAGATAACATCCGTTTGTTCGAAACTGTACAAACTCTACAGCGCGGAGATGTTGTTCGCCGTCAATCTTCAGAACTAGCTGCTACTGAAGCTGAGAAATTGGCCTCACTGATTGAAGACCTTGATTTTGATAATGTCGATTCTTTCGAAATGAAAGTTAAGACGATTAAAGAATCATACTTCAAGCGTGATGTTATTGACCAAGCTGATGAAGTACAAAACGTTATTGGTCGAGATTCTATTGTTGAATCTATGTCCAACAACATGGCAAAATACACCCAAGCAATTAGTAAATCTACTAAATAAGCACTATTAAGAGGACATAAAAAATGTTTAATGCTGATACAAACCTTATGGAGAAATGGTCTCCTATTTTGGAACACTCTGATGTTCCAGCTATCGAAGGTAGCTACAAGAAGTCAGTTATTGCTCGTCTTTTGGAAAACCAAGAGCGTTCAATGAATGAAGATCGTAACAATGCACAAGGTAACTTCATTTCTGAAGCTGCTCCCGTTAACAACATCGGTGGTGGTAACATCGGTACTTTCGATCCAGTTCTGATTAGCCTCGTTCGTCGTGCTATGCCTAACCTGATCGCTTATGACGTTGCTGGTGTTCAGCCAATGACTGGACCTACTGGTCTGATCTTTGCTATGAAAGCTAAGTACGGAACTCAAGCTGGTGCTGAAGCACTGTTTGATGAAGCCAATACTGCTTTCTCTGGTGCTGGCGGTCCACAAGAAGCTGATCCTTCTGGTCTGTTGGGTGTAACTGATGTTACTAACCCAGGCAATGGTCTTATTGACGAAAATACTACTTCAGATTTTGGCATTGGTATTGCTACTAGTGTTGCTGAAGATCTTGGTCGTGGTACTGCTTTTGGTGAAATGGCTTTCACTATTGAGAAGTCTACCGTTACTGCTACTACTCGTGCTCTGAAAGCTGAGTACACTATGGAATTGGCTCAAGACTTGAAAGCTGTACACGGTCTTGATGCAGAAGCTGAACTGGCTAATATCCTTTCTGCTGAAATTCTGGCTGAAATCAACCGCGAAATGATTCGTACTATTCTGACTAAAGCTAAGCTTGGTGCTTTGCAAGCTAACGTTACTTTGAAAGGTGCGTTTAGTGTTGATACCGATTCTGATGGCCGTTGGTCTGCAGAGAAGTTCAAAGGTCTGGTAGTTCAAATCGAACGTGAAGCTAACATTATTGCTAAAGAAACTCGTCGCGGTAAGGGTAACTTCGTTATCTGTTCTTCTGACGTTGCTTCTGCTTTGGCTGCTTCTGGTCAGCTTGACTACACTCCTGCTATGTCTACTGCTCTTAACGTAGACGATACTGGTAATACTTTTGCTGGTGTTCTGAATGGTCGTATGAAAGTATATGTCGATCCATACGCTGCTACTGACTACGTCTGTGTAGGTTACCGTGGTTCTAATCCGTATGATGCTGGTATGTTCTACTGCCCATACGTACCACTGTCAATGGTTAAAGCTGTTGGTGAGAATGATTTCCAGCCACGTATCGGGTTCAAGACTCGTTACGGTATGGTTGCTAACCCATTCGTTGCTGCTAACGGTACTGGTACTGATCGTGCGAATCCTTACTTCCGCATCTTCCGTG